ATGTATGCATGGATCTTCTCCACCGAAGAACGACTCCTCTTCTTCGCCTTCGGACATTGGCAAACCATCGTGTGTATAGCAAACGGGTGGTCCACACCACCCGTTGTCTATACCTATTTTAATCCACTCGGAGGCTTCCATCAGAATGGGTCCTCGGGTGATGGCAGGGCAGTAGTAAGCATGTCTACGGCATTCTCAAACTTGCTCTTGTCTTCGGAGAAAGCTGGTGCCCAACGCAATGAAAGGCCAACCTCGTCAGCGATGATCTTGTTTGCTTTGCGCTTTTCGCCGGTCTTGGTCTCGTACTCCTCGACATCAATGCGGCCACAGATAATTACTGTTGAACCTTTTTGGATTGACGCTGAGCAATGCTCGCCAAGTGGACCAAACACGACAACGTTGTGCCATGTTGTTTTCTTCTTGTCATCTTTGCCGGATATGGTACCAACACCAAAGGTGCATAACGGCATACCGCCTTGTGTATATCGCAGTTCGGGTTGTTGTCCTACTTTGCCTGCAATCGTAACGTTATTCATCGTGTTCCCCTTTCAGGTGGAATGGTTTTATCTTTTGGGATTTTATACTTGGGCAGTGGTGGGTGGGAGGTTCTACTAAGTTGACAAATACAACTAACTCCTGGGGACAGTTTGCACATATCCATACTTTTCTTTTGTCTGCCATTGTCGCCACGGATTGCCCCCTTTCAGTTCGGAAGAATAATCATATAAAGCTTTTGCTGCTTCTAGGTTAACGCGTGGATTGAGCAAATCTGAGGATTTACGCACAATTTTTCTGTCACGTAAATACGTTATCCACGAATAATCATTTATCTGTGTAAGGCCATAGTCCTTGGACCAAACTTCACCGAACTTGGTTAAGTTCTTTCCGATTGACTGGGTATGGCATCGGGACTCTCTCCACATTATGTAGTCAAGAGTTGGTAGGTCTTTCTTTTTGAAGCCTACCTTTAGTGCTAATTCCTGCCATTGTGGGCAGTTTGGTTTATTTGCTTGAGCTGCTTGCGCAGGTACGGATGGGACGATAAGTAAAGATGTAATAATTAATGGGGTCAGGATGCGTTTTAGCAAGGTGGCTCCTTTGTTTGAGGGACAGGTCAATTTCTTTCTATGTTGATTCCTTTCAATGGGCCTTTATAATGTTTAGTTGGATTCAAGCATCATGTCAATTAACGCTGATCCGGGCGCATCGGTATTACGTTTCATGCCTATTGACAAATTGCGGTTTGGCATGTATTCGCCACATTGGTGGTCGAATTGCACAATTTCCCATTTAGGGTATCGCCTGCATTCGCCAAGCGGTTGTATTTGCGATTGGAAATAAAAACAAGATCTACATATATCTAAAGCGTTCATTAGTAACCAGCCTCCTTCAATAGTTTTACTAAAGCCGATACTGGCATAATTGCATACCATTCACCGACCTTTAGCGTGCCGCGTTTCTTAGCAACAACAGCACCTGCTTCTGCTTTTGCGTTTATAACTTCTTCTTCTAGTTCCCTAAGCCATGCGGGGATGGTTATCTTTGCGTGGTCTTTTACTTCAAAAACAATAGGGCCGCAACCGGTTATGTCACCTTTGTCTAGGTTGCCATGCAGGGCACGACGTTCCGCGTGTGGGAAGCCGTGCTCTTGCAGGTACTTGACTACAGCAGTTTCTGCTGCGGTGCCTTTTTGTTTAGACTTTGACATCTTCATCCATAATTTTTTTACATTTTTCTTCAATTAATTTTTTGCATTCTTCGTACCAATGGTCAGAACGCTTTTCAGCTTCTTCTATCTGCTTGATCATTGCTAACCAATCTGCGCGGTAGAAATCAACAAGCACTTGCAGTTTGCTTACTTGTTCTTCTAGGTTTTTTTCTCTATGACTTTGCATCTTGTTTTTTCTCCTTGTTCCAGATGTCCTCGTACCATGTGTCGCCGTAAACTTCGTATGGGTGGTAACCGTACTGAATACAAATCTTGTCTGCACGATAAAGCCTTATCCCATATTTCTGCCAATTTATCAAAGAATCCCTAAATCTTATTTTAAAATCATTAGGCAATTTATCAAACATCGGCTGGACCGACAACGTTGGTTGGGCTTGTGTTCTTTTTATATCTCGAACAGCTACGCGGCATTCATCACACCGGCAGCCACCATTTCTGTAGCAACTAACAGTTCCGTGCGTTCTCATTGCTGGGCCACCCTTTCAGGCAGCCCAGCGCTAAGCATCATGGCTTGTCACCGCGCATTACTTTGTAAGTAGCGCGCAAGAGTGGTTTGTCGCGATTGAACAACTCTTCGTGCCACAAACCGGCAGACGCGCAAACCTGCAAGCGAGTCAAGCCGATCTTCTCGCAAGCATCGTCGAATGTCTTGAGAAAATCTGCACCGATAAGTTCGTCAGGGTTTTCCTCTACGGCTACTGGTTGTTCTTTCTTTGGCACAGCCTGCTTGTTAGATGCAGACCCAAGGGACTTTTTTGGTACTTCGCCAAGGTCTTCCCATTCCTGTTTGGTCCACAATGACAAAGAAATTCCAAAACGCATCGCGGCATTTCTAAGGAAGTCCCCTACAAGCTCTTTGTCCAATTCTTTTTTGTCTGCAGGAACGCTGCCTACACCAAGACGCGCATGACCAAGGATGGTTAGCTCGCCCCACATAGTTGCCATGCCGTTCTCTACGTGTACTGCCGGGCGACCGTTATCCCATGCAATAGGAACCCAACGCCATGTCGGATCGATTTCCAAAAGAATGCGCGTGATGTCGGCGTGGCCGACAAAATCCAAGGAAGTTCCACCTTTGGGTAGTTTGCCAACAATCTTTGGATCGGGTACTGCGTACTTGCTAAGAATTTCTGATAGTTCCATTACTTTGCTCCTTTAATGTTGAATGTTCTAATTGTTATTTGCTTTGTGTATTGAGATGTAAGTTCAGGGTTGTCGGCCTTGAATGTCTTGCTGTCAAATGATGACCTTACCTGCGGTTTCCACGTTGCGACAACATTGCCGTCAATTGTTGCTGCCTCAGAGTTGCCCATCAGTTCACAGAACTCTGCTTTGAGCGTGTCCTCTAGCTGCTCGTAGCTTTTAAGTTCTGATTTAACATGGCGCAACTGGTCAAGCAGTTCTTTACCGCGTGGCCCTACTTCTACAGACGAACCGTCAGCAGCGTTGTAACGGTAGCTTACCGTTGCATATGACCAACGCACACCGGCTGGTGTTGCATCGTAGTCGATTGATTCAAACCACACTCTTACGGCAGCCTTGTGCTCTGCAATCTCGTCAGAAGAAACTGTCTGTTCGTAGATGTGTAATGAAAGCGTTGAATCAAACACACCCCAAATAACTTTGTTCTTGCCCGCGCAGATTGCTTGCTGTATGCCCTGGATTGCCCAGTGATCGGGAAGCGTGCCGTTCCATTGCTTGTTGTATGTTTTGATTTCGACGATATCGCCGTCCTCTGTTATGCCGTCAAGTGTCGCGCTCATGCGGCCCTCGCGATACATAACGTCAGGTGTAGTTATCTGTTTGCCAATGCGAGCACTAACCCATTCAAGCAATGGCTCTTCAAGGCGGTTGCCACGCTCCATTGCTTCGCTAGGTGCCTTTGGTTCAGGAGCTTGCTTGCTCAGCTGTTCTGCGGCGTATTCCTCGCGTGCTTTGAACGGATGCAGGTCGTAGATAGCAGCAGCATCAGATGCAGACACAAGAAGATTGCCGTCTTCGTCTTTCCATCTTGCAAGCAACCACTCTTTTGAACCGTGCTCTGGCTTTGGAATTGTTGTACCCATAAATTTCCCTTCTGTTGGTTAACAAGAGAGAACGTACAGGAGGGGTGTTAGATAGTCAAGCCTTTTGTGAGCGGTGTGAGAAAAGTCACACTACGCATCATGGCTGCAGGGATGTGGATTACGTGGTCCACGAACTCATCAGGGCTTATTGACTGCGCAATCGTGTAGTGGTTTGGCTTGCCACCTTCTGACGGTGATATCAAGTAACCCGATGTTGCAACAATGTGTTCGTCTTGGTCGCCTTCGTCAAGCGTCGCCCAATGACCGTCTCCTGCATGAGCGTCGGCCCACAAGATGGTTACTCGTTCGTACTTACTCTGTTGCTGGTCTTGGTTCATCGACATTAGAATCGCCTTCTTTTTTGCATACCCAACAATATCGCCCGTCACGTATAGGCCAACTAACCTCGCACTCGCTACAAACTAACCAGTCCTGTGGAATGAACATACCATTAGTCTAGCCATATGGTGTGTTCAGAGGTGACCCGACCCTTTTCTGGGTCAACAAAATGAAGCCTTTGGGATGGTCGACCCTTGGCTGCCACAAACTCCGCAG